TTTTTTTTATAAAAAATATATTTCATTTAAACAAATAATATATTTCTATAAAATATAAATATAATAAATTAAATAAATAGAATAAACTTATAATGCTAAAAAATCAAATTTATTATACATTTATGAATTTAAGTAGTATATATTTATTTGACAGAACACTTACTGAAATTTTTACCGATAAAGCAAGATGGTACCAATTGCATTTTATAATTAATTTAATAATTGTTATTAACATATTTCCAGACATATTATATATTATATTTGATCCAAAAAATAATTATCAATTACAAGATAAAAATGATAAAAGTAACTATTTGAGCAATTATCATATGTGTTTACATATTTACCATTTTTTAACTTTTAATAATTTGAATTTTTGGGATTATTTTCATCATATTATTTTTGCATTTTTTGGCATAATCCCTGGTATTTTATACATAAATTCTAATCAATTATATTTTCATAAAATATCATGTGGTGGATTACCAGGTATGATTGAATATGGGTCATTAATATTATATAAACATGATTTTATTTCAAAATATAGACAAAAAAGACTAAATACTATACTATATTTATTCTTTAGATTGCCATTATGTATATTAGGTGCTGTTTATAATATGTTAGCATATTATAATGGTTATATACAAGATCCATTATGGATAACAATATATGTTAATATAATGTTATATTTTAATGGCACATTATTTGCATATTTAACAGGGCATAGTTTTTATAAATTGAAATATGGTTATACAAAATATATAAAATAGTACATTTCTTAATTTATTTTTATTTTTATAAAATGTTTTTAAAATTTTATTTATTTTTAAGAAATGTACTATTTTAATATATAAATTAATATATATATATGTATATAATGGATAAAATTATTAAAGCTAATTATGATAATTATCTTAAATATATCATATCCCCAATTACACCATATTTGATATGTGACCATTATTTTTCAACAGAAATATATAAAGGAAACAGTAAATATATAAATGAAGATATAACCTTATTAGTTAATAAAAATACAAATGATTTATATCTAAATAAAAATTTTGATAAAATAAAAGAAGGTGATATCATACAAGTTCAAGTTGATTTATTTAATTCATTTGTTAATAATATTTTACCTAAAATAACTTCTAAAATTATAGTAATTACATCTCAATGGCATTTACCTCAAATTTATAAAAATAATATAACCGATGACTTTATTAATAATAACAAAATCATTTTATGGATATCACAAAATCCTATTTATGAAAATCATAATAAATATATGGCATTTCCATATGGTATATATCATAAAAATGTTAATAAATATATGGATTTTGTAAAAAAAAATTACAATGATATTTTAAATATTGATAGTAAAACTAATATATGCTATAATTCACCATGTAAAGTTCACGGACATTTAGTTAAAAATCATATTAGAAGGCATAATATATTTAATAATGTTAATAATATAATATTACCTTACAATGAATACTTAAATCAAATTTTAAAAAGTAAATTTACAATATCAACTAGTGGTGATAGAGATGATTGTTATCGACATTATGAATGTATCGGTTTAAATTCAATCCCTGTATCAAATATAAATTATAAGGAAATATTTGGAAATAATATGATATATTATGATATAAATAATATTATAAAAATGATAAATGATACAAATACAAAAATACCAGATAACATATGTAATAAAGACATTATTTTAATTGATTATTGGCGTAATAAAATATTACTTCGTCTTGAAAATATTTCATTTTAAGTGTTTTAAGAATTTATTATATTTTTATTCTGTAGAAAAAGATGAAATATATTTTCTATAGAATAATTTTATTTAATGGTAAAAATAAAAGAGTTTATAAAAAAGAAAATTCCATTAAATTATATTGTAAATTAAATTGCAAAATGATAGATATTAAAAAATACAAAGAATTGTGTAAAAAACTTAAACCCAAAAAAGTTAAAAGTACTAAAACCAAAAAAGTTAAAAGTACTAAAACCAAAAAAGTTAAAAGTACTAAAACTAAAAAAGTTAAAAGTACTAAAACTAAAAAAGTTAAAAGTACTAGAACAAAAAAGTTTAATAAAACTAAAAAATATCAAGGTGGCGAAGATGTTGTCGACTACGATATGATCACATTCCGCCGCTGGATAGAGAACGCGAAAGTAGCGCAAGAACACAGACAAAATGATGGCCCCGAGGACGCAGGAGACGATATGTATGAGGTCGATAACATTCCTGTCGGAAAGCAGTTAATAACTTTTCATTTAAGGGCAAGGCAGTACCGTGAGCTGCTGCCGGCCACAAACATGGGTGAGCGCGAGTGGTTGAGACGTTTTGCAATGTTCGCCGAAGCAAAACTTCAAAATCGCGGCTTTAAATTTTTCGTGGATGACAACTGGAACAAATCCAAATGGACTAATGCGAACGGGTCGGAGGAATGGTCCATACCCACTATCTTTGCTCCTTAAGCGCTGTCCGGGGGCATGAGGATGCGTCCTCGTCATCGCTCTCCTCCTCGCTCTCTCTCTCTCTCCCCCCCTCGTCCTTAGCTACGACAAAATTCAAACTCTTGTGTTTGTGTTGAAACACGATATGATATGGGGAGTATAATAGTTAGATATTATAATTAATATGTATAATAGTAATAAAAAATTTTAATAAAGATATAGAGAAAATTAATAAAAGAAAATTCAAATTTAATTATGTTTCTTTTTAATTAGTATGAAAAAAACAGGCGGAACATATTATAAATATGATCTATTTACTTTAGGACTGATTTTTATTGAAAGAGAATTTAATTTATTTCAAGAAATAAATTTAGATTCAGATATTGGTGCATTTTTACATACGAATGATTTTATATCAGTAAATAATATATGGAATTCATCAAATTCAATGTCTTTTGTTAAAAAAGAAGATGTAAAAGATCATACAAATTATTTAAAAGAAATATTAAAAAATAATTGTGAAAAATTTTTGGATATAATTCCAATATTAGATTTAGATAAATTAAAAGAATTAGGTAAAAGTAAATTAGAAGATTTAAGCGAAGATAAAATTAAAGATTTGTATGATACTTTGATAAAAAATATATTATTAATATCTGATAATATTATTTATGATGATTTTAAAAAAAGTAAAAATTTAATTGAATTTAAAAAAGGTAATGAAACAACATTACAATTTATTAAAAATATAAAATCATTAATTAAAAATGATTCTAGATATATTAATGATTTAAAAAAAACAAGTATTGACGATAGTGTAATGAGTTATAATGAAATAGAGAATTATTATAATAGTAATGATTATTTTAGCATATTTAATTATTACAATTATAGTTTTAATCAATTAACAATAATTATAGGATTTTGCGTTCTTTTAAGATTTTCGGGATTATTTACAAGCAAAGAAGATAATTATTATATAATAAATGATATACCACATTGTTTCAAATTTGCAGATTTAGAAAAAATTAAAAAAAGAGAAAAAAATCCTAAATTTATAAATGTATTTTTATATAATTTATTAGAAAATAATGACGAAGATAAGGATGAAATTCAACTTAATTGGCAACACAATATTTATAAAATAATGGCAAAAATATTACTTGATATAATAAAAAAAATAATAAAAATTTGCAATGATTCATCTTCTATAAAATCTCCAGTTAAAAAAAGCGAAAAACCTCCTAAAACCAAAAAGTCTCCGGAAGCTGGAATGTCTCCTAAAACCAAAAAGTCTCCGGAAGCTGGAATGTCTCCTAAAACCAAAAAGTCTCCGGAAGCTGGAATGTCTCCTAAAACCAAAAAGTCTCCTAAAACCGATAAAACACCTGTTAAAAAAACAGCAAGACAATTAGCCATGGAAGCTAATATGGTTAAGAAGAATCTTCATGAAGGAGGGAGGGGATTATGTAAAAAATCTAAAAGTAAAAAAGTTAAAAGTACTAAAACAAAAAACAAAAAATAAATAATAAATATTTTTTAGAATATTAAATTAATAAACTATATGTTTTGTATAAAATATAGTATAATTTTAAATTATATGATAATTCATAATTATCAGTTCTTCTAAGTTTTAAAATAATTTTGTTTGAACTAACACTATTCAAATATATTATAATAAGAATTAGAATGATGAAGTTGTTAAAGAATATATTAAAACAACTTTAAGAAGTCCTTTTAAATTTAAAGATTATTTTAATATAAAATACAAAAAATTTAATGGACTTATTATAGTAAAAAGAGAATAATAATAAAAAAGATTATTTTAATAAAAAAAAATAAAATAAATTTAAAATAGAACTAATATTTTTTAATGAATCTATATAACCCCCCGAAGAAAGATGAAAAAATGACTTTTGGAGAATATTTTAGACTTCAAAACCATGAATTTACAATTGAATATAATGATTTTCTTGTAGCACACACTATTCAAATAACATATGATAATGATTGTGTTACAATTAAAATACTTGATCTTGATAATAGTATTATAGCATTTATTGTTTTCAATTTTAATATTCAAAATGAAGAGTTACATATAAAGTATATAAACGTTAATGATAAATATACCCGACAATCAATTGGAACATTTTTAATAATATTATCATTAGAATTCGTTTATAGATATACAAATATAATTGAATTAAGTGCTATGGTTATAACAGTTACATTAGATGATATGAGTAGTCGCAGTCGTAAAATAAATAATATGTATATATTTGCAGGTTTTCATTATGAAGAGAGAGATTCATCATTACCAGACATGTTATCATCATTAATACATACAATAAGAATATGCGAATATTATTTTAAATCAAAAAGTAAATTAAATACAAAACCAACAATATTTAATAAAAATCATAAATATTTCTTAGGTGGGAAAATGAAAATACGAAGTAATAAAAGTTTGCACTATGAATTTAAAAAAAAAAAATTTAAAATTAGCACAGGAGGAGTACATGATTCCGAGAAACACGAGCATGATATAATATATGTTAAATTATATAATTTACGAAATAATTTTTCAGTTTTAAAATTTCTTTTTCCCAATAGAGTTTTACCAAAAGTTCTTATGAATGGTGGAAAAAGAAATTCTACGAAATTATATACTAAAAAAGATAAAAAAAAAATAGATGGTGTAGTTAAAGTAATATATTCAAAGAAAAAAAGTAAAAAATTATATGTTAAATCAAAAGGAAAAATGATGAATTTAGTCAAATATAAAAAAATAAAACAAAAACAAAAAACAAAAAACAAAAAACAAAAAACAAAAAACAAAAAACAAAAACAAAAAAACCTCTAAAAAAGTAAAAAGTTAAAAAAACTAAAAGATATCGCGGGAGATCTACTATTAACAAAAGAACAACTGCTAAATTATGATCAAGAGAGTGTCTGTAACAAAAATACCGAAACCTTAAAATCTCATTACTATCAAATCATGGAGATGAGGAGTGATGAAATGGCGAACGGGGAGGTGGCAGTTAATATCGCATTTATTCCGTTGCAAAAATTAATAGATAATGAGCTCACGCGACGTGGCTATACTATGGGGCAAGTGGGAGAAGAGTGGGAGAAGAGTGGGAGCACGAGGTGGGCGGCGGACACTCGCGGAGGACAGTGCGCTGACGCAGATAAACTACGCCTACTAGAAATTCAAACACCTGGGTTTTAAATTAATTTTAAACCATCATTGGTTATATAATTAGATAGCATATCACTTGTTATATCACTAATTTCTTTATTTTTTTGGAATTTAATACAGGGACGGGCAACTAAATAAATTTAAACTATTTTTTTATATAATTAGACAAAATATATCCATACGTATTACATTATTAGAAAAATAAATTATATTTTTATAATATAGAAAAATATGAAATATATTTTCTATAAAATAATTTTTTTAAATGGTAAAAATAAA